ATATCTAAAATTCTCTGCAAAGGAATCGCAGCCTGTTGAGGTGTCACTGCATTTCCCAACGCCTGAAATCTCTTTATTCTATTTTTGTCCAATCCACTGGGAATCCCATCATTTCTTCCACGAATTGTACATTTAGATATATATTTTTTCCAATCAGCTTTGAGTCTAAATTGTGTTTCTCGCCATCGATTATCTCTGTTGCCAATCCCTTTGAATGTCTTTTTTCCTTGTTCGGGCTGTTGTCGTAATAAAAAGAGTCGTTGCAAACTGTCGGGGTCGGTAAAAATGTCCTGTCTGATGCAGATTCCGAACCATCTAAGTCTGACGTGACACCCTCCCAATGAACTTGCCGATATAGACGCCCATTCCATAGCGTACCCTGCTTGGGAAAGTTCTCCGAGTACAGTTCCCAGTTCTCCATTAAGGATCGCTGCCACGTTTTCCAAGACAACGTATCTTGGTCGAACCACGCGTACGATTCGCATGAGTTCGTAAAATAAACCTGATCGTGTGTCTTTCTTGATGCCTGCCTTTTTCCCCGCGATGGACAAATCTTGGCACGGGAAGCCTGAAAAAATGACAGCTGCTGAATTTCGTTTTGGTTTGTAGGTTCTGATGTCATCGTGAATAGGAATATCAGGAAAGTTTTTTGTTAGTACCTTTTGACAGAAAGGGTTGTTTTCAATAAATTGTATGGTTTTAAATCCTTTGAGAAATTTTTCAGATGCGATTGTAAAACCTCCAATTCCAGAAAAAGTATCAATTACTGTAAGATCATCCATTATTCCGTTTTTTTGTAAATTTGCGGTATTTTGTTCAATCTTATTGTTCTGAATTTTCTGAATCTTTTGCTTTCTACTTCCCTGAACATTTCGATTTCAGTTACACATTCTTTAAATTCTGTTTTGCCTTCAAATGTTCCTATTCTCAAATAAAGATCAGATCGACCTTTTATAAAATAAAAGTCAACTTGATATGAGCCACACGGCGATAGTAAAGAAGGTGTTTCAGTCATTGAAAAAATCATCATCTTTTAAATCGTATTCGTGGCAAAAAAACTTGTCATCTTCATCGCCATATATATCGCGTATTGCCTGCGCTTCTCTTTGACTGTCAAGCGCGGCCTGATGATTGTGTAAAAAACTATCCATTATTAAGCAACCTCCTCATACATTGTTTCAGCGAAGTCTTCAGGAGTCATGTAATTATAGTTGTGATTGAAGTTGTCTCCATTCCAACCTTGCCAACACTCAGGAAGTATTTCTTGTAATTTTTCAAACTTTTCAAATAATTCAGCCTTTTCAAGTCTTAATTCATAATCAATGCGACCATTTGTGATAACAACTAAATATCCAAATTCGTTGTCGTCCTGATGCTCGAAATACCAGTTAACCTCGCGGTTATCCATTATGTATTCATGAGTTGTAATTGTTTTTTGGAATAACATTTGTTTGATTGGTTTGCTTACAACTTAATTATATTATAATTAAATAATATTGTCAACTATTTTTATTTTTATCTTTCCAATGTTGTAATTCAAGATCGAACCTCGCAAGCATTATCATTTGTTCTTCTCTTGTATATTGCGCCAAGATATGCGCCTGTTCTTTTCCTGAAAACTTTTTCATCAACCACGGCTCTTGAAAAAATAATTGTTTCTGCATTTTTATCAAACAATCAAGAACGGCTTCGCGTTGTTCATCTGTCATGTTTTCTGTAATGCGTAAAAATTGTTGTTCAGCCCTGCGCGATGTTTCTTCATCCCCGCTTGAAAATCTGTATTTTTTAGTCATTTTTAAAAATAGTGTCAGGGTCTTCGCCATTAAGAAATCTTATCCCCGCAGGCAATTCCCCTGTTTTAAGACTTTCTACAAAATCACTTAAATTCCAATCGCCCCACATATCGTCAAATTTTCTTTTTTCTCCAATCTTTGCACATCTTCCCCTGTGATAAAAACGTAAAGGGCTTTTTACATTTTTTGAAAATGGAAATGCGGGAAAATCTACAACGCCGTCTAAATCTTCAATAGGTTCGCCGCAGGCTTCACATATAAAGCAAAAACGTGCTTCGCCATCTATATATTTTATATT